AGGAGGTATTGGAATATCTGTGCCTGCCATTAAAGCTAGTCTGGTATCCATTATTTATCTTTAAACATATCCTTGAAATCTTTTAAAAATTGTTCTTCATCATTGGGATTTGTCATTGGACGTTTATCTTCTTCTCCATGAATTGCCTAATACATTAAGCAGAAACCAGCATATTCATCATTTAAAATCATCTAAGTTCCACCCAAAAATTCAAGCGTACCAATTCCTGTTAAACGCTTACCACTAAATAAGCTATCAATCTCTGCCGCAATCTTATAAGGCCGCAATGAAAAATCTTTTAACTGCCACTAATCAAAATGACAAATTATATCAAATTCAACAATATTATCTCTAAATTGTGGATTTGTCGCATTAGGAGTAAAATTATCAAAATTAATTAAAATGTAGTTCAATACAGTTCCATCAACAATTAATTTTGGAACAATTCTGATATTTTTTCCATACATCTCAATAGCCTATTCCTTAGTGATATTTGGCCTAGATAAACAATCCGGAGTAGTATAATATAATAACCTTTTTAATCTTTCATCATCTAACATTGTATTTACAATCAAATTTAAATCTTTCTCGTTAGAAAGAAAACTTGATTTTGGGGTATGAGTATTATCAATTTTCATACCATCTCTCCTTTATCTCTCAAAACAGGGATTCAACAACAACAGTTTTACTATAATCTCCAAAAGATAGTACAAACTAACCGCTATAATTACTATCCCACACAATCTTTACTTTCTTAGGATTATCAGCGTCCACAGTCATCTTAATGGGATACTTTTTATCTAAAGTCCATTCCCCTACGGCTTTATTGCGGCGGCAGATGTAAGTATATTCGAGTCTAGGTTTAATAAATATATCCCCACTAATATCCTCTAAAGCAGCTTCTTCAGGCGTAGGCGCTACATTTTTAATAACTAAACCTCCAGCAATACCATTCTCAATATCGTCTTCGATTTCATTACTATAATACTCTTGTGCATTAATCTCTAATACGCCTGGCATACTTATCCAATCTGTTGCCTCAACTCGCCAGCAAACTTTTGCGGAATCCCCTTGTAAATAAAATTTAGCATATCTCTAAAAATATTTCTATGTATATTCATTTAAAGGCATTAAAATATTTAAAGAGTAATTTGGTGTATCAATGCTAATATCATGTTTCTAAACAGAATTAATAACAGTCTCTACTGGGCCACGGACTGCCGCATAAGTAGAATGGCGGCCTGTGTCATCATCCCAGCAAATTTCATAAGAACATTTTCTTATATCTCCTCTAAAATAAGCCAATTCTGTTAAATCCTATAAATAAATCAGCCAATGCGTCTTAGTTCCAAGCCATTCAAACACATCTCCTGGCTAAAAACCATACTCATAACCAACTGACAAAATCTTATCATCATAATCCTATTTCAGTTTATCAGGATTAATTAATGCTCTAATTGGGTGGCTATCTTCATCTTCTAAAACATTTCTAATATCAGCACCCTAATATGATGAAAAAAGCGCTCTATTTAAAGAGCGTCTTTTGTCTTTTATCATTCTTTCCTACTATAAAAAACCACCATTAACAGCTAACCGCTTAGCGCCACTTTCAATACTATAAATACCTTTATCTAATATCTATCCTTTTTGGTGCTAAATCAAATCAGTTGAATTTAATGGATAACGACTTTCATTTGAAATTCCTAAACGGCCAGCCATCTATTTTAATGAAGGGTTGCTTAAATTGCTATAACCTGCCATCAGTTTGACTCCTATAGAAGCCCAATACATTCAAATACTGTTTTTCTATATAAATCGAAGCCCATATCTTTTACAAGCAAGCCCTCTAATTTACTTAATAACTATAATAATTGCGGGCCGCTGAATATTTCAGCAAGCCCGGCAATTTCTATGGTAACTGTCTGTAATTGCTTCTCCCAATCCTCATTATTTTCTCGCATTGGAATTAACTTCCATAATTGGTTAGTTAATCTACGATTATTCTTTACTAAATCTTCTTCTGAAAAATCAATATGATATTTATTTAAGAGCACTTTTAGTTCTAAGCACAGACCAGTTGGATTTATACTATCCATTCTCGTCAAGCTTTCTCCTTTTATAAAGTCTCTACATATGAAAGGACTCTCTCTGCGCTTCGCTTAGTAGGCTCATAAGTTTAGATAAATGGTTAGCCTAACTGGTCATTTTAAAATCTGACCCAGAGAACTTCATACGAGTATTCTCAATAGACGCCACCTGGCGTTCTACCCAGCTCTACTTCATTAGTAAAGCTAAAATATTTATTTCTTCAGAAGTTAATGTAGCATTAAAATAAGAATGTTCGATAATTACATCAGGAATTTCTTCTGTGGTATCGTCTTCTGATATTTCTTCTGGAATTTCATTCCAAATAACACCTATAATAAAATCATCTGGTGAAACATCTGATTCTCGAACGACCTCTGTCTTTAACTCATAATCATAAAGATTAACGCGAGGAAATTCAAAACCAGGAATAGCATCAATTAATAAATGCTATAAATCTTTTACAGTATCTTCTGGAGTTAATTCCATATACATATCATCAGTTATTTTTTCGAGGAAACGATTGTATACTTTAGTAAAATGAGTTCCAACTTGTTCTTCCATTGTTTCCTCCTTCTACTAGATTAGTCCTCAGTACTAACTACCTTGTATTCAGGAGTAGTTCTGCGGGTAGTATCATCAACCTGGACTCTACGAGTAGGTGTAGTAGAATCTGAAGTATCATTGCTTTCTGCGCGCTCCTTTTCGAGGTTAGCCAGAGCAGCAGTAACATCAAAACCAGTCTTTTCCTTCAATGCACGTCTCTTCTCAAGGTCGTTCATTGGGAGACTGATAGAAAAACTCTTAATTAAATCAATAATCCCAGTAGGTGCAAAATCAAGGCAATCAAGGAAAGAGTCTAAAGAACCCTCCTGAATCAGCTTAATAATATCTTCCTCAGACATATTATACTCAGGCTCTCTTTGAATATTTAATTCGTCGGTAACAGCTTCAGCCTGAATCTGTAAAAAGTTAGTCATTAAGCCTCGTCCACCCTGTTGGAAACTAAGCTTCTCAAGTTCCTCATAAGGAATACGCTTAGTCTCACCGGCCGCAAACTCTCTACGAATATGCATCTCAGGGATAGAATACACAACAGTACTTGCGCTGCGATTCTTCACTTGACAAATAGTATTAGCATCCATTATTTAATTTTCTCCTTTATCTCTTTTCTAAATAAAGGGGAGAGGAGTACTCTCCCCCATATTTTATATTATATATTTAATCAGGAATTAACTGTACCAGTATAGTCCTTAATATTAGTATTGCTTAAATGCCATGTATCCATCTGGCCAACAAGAGCAGTATCAACATAAGCACAAATATCATTAGCGAGCATGCAAGTCACGCCGACCTTCTTATAAACCTGAATCTCACGGCTGCGGTCTGCGTTGCTAAACTCATCAACAATAGTGCCACCCTCAAAAGCAATCTTAACGGGCTTACCATTAGCACCAGAAGGAATGACCCAAGCATAACCAGGATCAATTACCTTACGAGCATTAGTCTCGTCCTCAAAACCCTAATCAAGAATAACAACCTGATGGCCCTTATAAGTAGGAAGGCGGCCAGTATTCCAGAGCTGCTCCTTCATAGACTCAGTGTATCTCCAAGCCTCTTGAGGAATCATATTAACAGCAAACTCATATGTGCAATAAATAGTAGGAGTGCCATAAGCAGAAGCAATGGTAATTAATCTATCAAAAGCAGCCTCGTCAAAGCCAGCTGCGGCCACACGGTTAGCAGGAGGCAGCTGATTAATAGAAGCCTTCAGAGCATGAGCAACCTCTTTGTAAACAAGGTCATCCATACCCTCCATGATAAGACGAGTAACCTCTGCGAAATCAACACGACCATCAAGGAACTCCTCAAAACCAATCTGAGCAGCGCCACCAATAGCACTAGTGCGAACTTCGAAGCTTTCCTCGTTCTTACCAAGCTTAAAGACCTCATAAATACCAGCAAGGCCAACGCGAGTAACGAACTGCTTAGCTCTGTTATTGGAAGTCAGCTTTCTACGGAAGAGAATCTTCTGACCCTGAGCAAATGTACGAGTCTCAGCGAACTGGTCATACTGCTCTTCAACCTTCTTAGGAAGAACATCATCAAGAGTTTCCTCAATGATAGAGAAAATCAGATTCTTGTTCTCACGATATAAAGCATAAGTACCAACGTACTCATTCAACTCCTTGCGGAGAGTCTCTTCAAGTGCCTCATAGCTAAAGTTCTGTCCATTATAACTATATGCGGTAGGAGCAGAAGGGTCAGCCTTAGCAACTTGCTTCATTAAAGCAACTAAATTCTGTTTATCTAACATTACACTTCTCTCCTTTCATTAGACAATGCGCATAATCTTAACGCCGCGCTGATGGTCAGGCATGGTATAAACCTTAACAACCTGCCACTCCATCTTATCATCAGTACCAACCTTGAGAATACCATCATCGCCAACAACAAGGATGTCGCCAACAGAAAGCTCACTAGCATTCACAGTATTGGTAGTAAAAATATCACCAACATTAGTCTTGAAGACACGTGGCACCATGGTAGTACCAGCAGGCATAAGACCCTCTTTGTAAGGACCATAAATGTGGAAAGGATCCTCGTTATAATGAATCTCATACATATCTTTACCAGCAGTTACGTCATCATAGCCGTAAGTCTTAGCAGATTCACCCTCGCCAATAGTAATCTCAGAATTACCATCAGCGTCAATACCATTGTAATAACGAGACTGTCTATCAAGCACTTCGTCAGCAACAGGGTTGCCATCCTTATCAAGAGCATAACCGAATGGGCTATACACACGAGCCTGATAATTGTCCTTCAGCATTGCAAACTCGCAATCAATCTGATGGTCACGATAAAGCTTAATCTCATTGTAAACGAGCATCCACTCGCCCTCGCCAGTAAAGTCAACAACGCCCTTAGCATAATCATACTTTACAAACTGACCCTGCTCCAGAACGTCAATATCAGCAGCAGCGGGCAGCTGTGCATAAATCTAGGCAGTTCTCTGCGCTGAGAGGTGGTTAGGCTCTACTTGGCCATAGCCATACTCAACGAAGCTTGCCTGGCTTGTAATATTCTTCTTTAAAAAATCACTAAGCATTTTTTATCCTCCTTAAATTATTTTAAATCTTTCGCAACTTCCATAGCAGCTCTAACCCAAGCTGGAGTAGATTCATCCTCAGCAAGATTACCTAAATTATAAGTAGTAGGTGCTGCAGACTTAGAATCTTCATCCTGGCTAAAGCTTACCTTATTGCGGACGCAAATAATAGATAATTTAGCTTCAATATCCTCTAAAGAATAATTATCAATATTATTGACAACATCAGCTTTATCTTCATCAGAAAGCATATAGAAACTATTAATCATCTCTTGCTTTTGGTCTCTCTCGACCTTATTACGGAACTGAATAAGAGGCTCAAGCTTATTATTAAGCTCCTCCTTCTCTGCGAGAAGAGTGTTATATTTACTCTCTAATTCAGAATATTTATTTACTAAATCAGTATAGTCAGGAATATCATTTAAATTAAGATTCTCAACTTCAACATATTTATCGACAGTTGATGTATCTGCGCAACTATACTTCTTTTTCTTCTTCTTAGAGTCGTCCTCTTCATCTTCCTCTGCGGGCTTCTCTTCCTCGTCCTTATCATTAGACTTGGAATCATCAGAAGGTTTTTCCTCTTTATTAGAATCCTCTTCTGTTTTATCCTCAGTTTTCTCTGATTCATCTTCGTCTTTTTTGTCCTTAGACTTTTTATATTCAAGCTCAAAAGCTTCAATATCCTCAGCAGAGAATTGAGGAGTTTCAACACTATAATCCTCTACAGCAGTAAGCTCCGCCGCAAACTCAATAGCATCCCCATTAACAGAGAAATCCAAACGTGAGAACTCTCCATTGGTATTCTTTAAGATGGCATATTTCTGGCCTTCATCCTCAAATATCCCATCAATAGAATAAACTCCTGGATAAGTCTCATCAATATGGCTATATAAAGCAGACCACAAAGTATCGCCAACTTTAACAGAATAAGTATTAAACACTTGTGTCCCTCCTTCTTTTAATAATTCTTTTAATTCATTCATCATTGAGAACAGCTAATTCTTAAAACCTTCATCAAATGAGAATTGAACATTTGAAATAGTAGAACCTTCAAAGCAAGGTTCACAATCTTCGCCTAATATACATAATTTTGATATTATCGCTTCATTAATTATAAAAAATTGCGGATTTCCATTATTATCTTCTGACCAATACGCATCAATATTTTTATCATCAAGTTCCATTGATTGATTATTGCCATGTTCAACAATTCTTGCGCACTCAGGATATTGGCCAGTCCAAAGATAGCCTTCAGTCATTAGATACTCATGCTCATAAACGCCATCATCTAAAAATTTCTAAAACCAAACTTTTGCATCCATACTAACAAATCCATAAGGACGAGTAGTATCTTTAATTTCAAATTTGCCATTAGAAATGTCAATTACACGATTATGCTCTTCAAAATCCTCTTTAGATTCGTTATAATACCCAACTATGGGAGAACCAGGAAGAGAATTGGCCATATCACGCGCAACCTCTTTAGTAATAATACTTCCATTCCTATTAGGCTCGTCGCCAACATAACAAACCTTGATTTCACATTTGGAAATCAAAGGGTTAAGAGGGACGATATTAATAGGTTCGCAAGGAACCTCTAACTTTACACTAGTGTGTTTCAAAATATTTACCCCCCTTAACTCATTGATTCACGATTCTATAATGTTTTTTCGCTCTTTTCATTATCTTCTTTTTCAGGACGACCAACTTCATTGTCGCTAGAACCACTAGAAGATTTACTCTAACGGCTAGCTTTAAGCGCAGTTACATTTTCAGCACTCATAACAGACGACTGTAAAGGTGGCACCATGAGTTCGCTAAGATTAAGAACTTCATTCTCAAAATAAGCGGTATGAAGAATAGAACTCTAAGAATGCCCTAATGCAACCTGCGGAAGCATCATAGAGAAGCCAATCTAAGAATCTTCTTTATACATCTTAGCCAAAGTTTGATAATTATACTGAGTGGTTTCCATCATACAAAATCTAAAACCATATTTTTTTCTGTTAGCACATTTTGATTGTACTACCTTGTCCAGAAATGCACTGAGCTAGAACAGCAATGTGCGCATTGTGGATTCATCAGCTAAAATAGAATTAGTAAGCGCAATATTTCCATCGGCATTAAATATATCTTTAGAAATGCCAAGAGAATTATAAACTGTACGCTCCACTCTCTCCAAATCATCTGTAGTAGTACTGGTATTATCATCAGCCATATCTTCAACTTGAATGTCCGCAAATGTTGTTAAAACATCAACGCCAATAGCATGACTTAACATTTCAACTGCATTGTTATGAATATCAGTTGCTTCATCAACGTCAAAAATTAAATCGCCATTCTTATCAAGAGGCAGTTTCTGAATAACAATCTTTAATAACTGCTACATCTACTTGCGGCGATCTAGGTCTTGCGCGGCATCCAAATCTAGAATAGCAGGAATCGCATTAATAAATAAAGGAGCATCATGATTATTAAAACTAAACTTGACCGCAGTTCCTGGGTCTAATGTATACCAACTGCCATAAGTTTCACTTATAGTATCGGCAGGGAGTTTATGAGTTTTATATAATCTATACCCTTTTTGAAAATCTGCTGGGAACATACCTAAAATTTTTGTTCGATATGTTAAATCGGGGAATTGTTCATCAAAGAATTTCATATTAAAATCTACAACAGGCTAATCCCCAACATTAAATAAAGAACGACAATAATTAGCTGGAAGCTATTGTAAAACTAGACTATCAGAAGAATCAATTATATAGCCATAATAAGCGCCACTGCGAATAACTTCCAATGAAATATCACCCGCAAGTTTCTTAATATGAGTGTTATCTAAATAATTTAAAATATTATTCCAATCTTTTAAAATCTTATCATTATTAGCCGTATCATCTAATACTTCTGGATAAATATACCAATCATATCTATATAAAAAAGCATAATAATCACAAGCTGTTTTATAAATACCACTGGTATTATAAAAATAGTTTGAAATTTCCCGCATAAGTTTAATATCATGGGTTTCAATAGCTTTTAAAATAAATCGCTTATTACCAAACTAATTCTTAGCTTTACTAAAAGCGCCTAAATTTAAAACCGCATCTTCAAGAGTTTTTGTACCAGTTTTAATGCGACCATACTACACAGCTCCCTCTGGGCCTTCATATGTTTGGCGTTTACCCATCATATCAAAACCTTTAGCTCGAATTTCTTCCTATCTATTTCTCAATAACTTTCACCCCCTTAATATCCAGCCTTCTCCATAATATAATCATATGATATTAAGTTTTCTTCGGTATAAGGGATTTCTATTAATTTAAAATCATGAAGTGCGCAAAAGCGCTTCTTCTTATTATCATTAAACTATTGTTGATAGAAACCTTTCTTACCACCATACTTAGCACTAGGCTCATAATGTTGTTTACCTTGATATTCAATAATAAAATCTATGTTATTATCATCATCAAAAACAACAAAGTCAAAACGAAGGGGGCGGCCACTTGAACTCTTTAGCTCAGGAAAAATATATTCCATTCTATATTTTAATCCAGAACGTTCTAAGATTTCATGGATTTTTCGTTCTCCTCTACTAGCATCCATTCAGTAGCCTCCTTTCTTCTAATTTCTTTCTATATTTTTTATAAAAAATATTCATAATAGCTAAACAATTTTTGTCCTTCTTATTAATGAGGAGTATATAATTTCCATTCTTTAGCATTAAATTTCTTTTTCTTTCGCTTACTATCTTCTTCTTGCTTAATATAATACAAGCCATAACATAGCGCAGAAAATTTATCCTTATGAATACCTTTATTGGCCTATTTAAGAATAATATTAACTCCTTCATTTTCTTCTCGAAGATTAAGCATTTCTTCCTTTAGAATAGAAGTTAATGAATAAGGAATTAAATATTCCTTCCTCTGTTCTGGAGTCATATTCTATCCAACTTTAGTGCCAAGTAATTTATTTTTAGCTAATTTATCGTCGATTAAAAATTTAATTTTACCGCTATCTATCGCAGTCTATACAGTTGTATAAGCTTCTGTATTAATTGGTGCGTTTGCTTTCATAATATAAACAGCATTATCTTCTGTATCATCAGTGCGATATTTCTTATAATACTGCGCCGCGTCTGCCTGCGTACCGCCATATACTCCAAATGGAGGGTAATAATCACCAGTGGCTTTGTCCGTCTAAGATATTACCATGTCATCTATTAAGCCACCGCCAATACCATTACCATCAATGACAACCCTGCGGGCTTTATATTTATAAAATAATTTCTTTATCATTATAGCCTAATCCTAAAAATGAGCATCTTCAAGAGTATAAATATTAACTAGATTCTTTATAGAATCTCCTTTACTCTAAGGCCGCACTTTAAATACACATATTACTGTTTGGCATCCTTTACGCCCAACATCAACGGATAATATATAATATGCTTGTTCAGAAGAACGTCTTGAATATTCATTTTCAGGTTTCTCCAAGCTTCTATTTCTATCAAAATGCTCACCATCAAAGAAAGCATCTTCAACAGTACCTGACCAAACACTTTCATATTCACGGCCAAATGATGCTTCATTAAAGGTGGGGTCTTTCTTTAAGTCATTAATAAAGTTTTTAGACTAAAGGCCAGCAACTACTGGAATTCGCCAAGTTCCGCCCATAATATAAGCTTTGTCAGGCTAAATAATCATCTGGACAAGAGTCTAAATTAATTTCTCATAGCTATATGTATTTTTATATCCAGCAGTAGTAATATAAAGCTGTGATTGATTTAAAACTTCATCTTCTTGTGTTGTTCCATCAAGGCATTGACGAGAAACGTTCATCAGAGGAATAATAACCTACTGAAGCATATCTTGGTCAACACCAACACATTCCTCTATCAGGCCAGCATGTTTACGAAGTCCACGAGAACTCTCTCTAGCCGCAACGTTCTCTATATCTGAGCCATTCTTAAATATAATCTTACATTTATCCTTGCCCATTTGGGTCTAGCCACGACGCCAATCTATTTCTCGTTTAAATGCTGGAATTTTAGCGCAAATATCATTAACCTTTTCTTGAAGGATTTGAGCTGCCTGCTCTTTACCACCAGCAGTTGAGAATAAATGCGCACCAGGATATAGAATACAACGAATCATCAAAGTCAGCACTGCGAGGAATGATTTCGAATCTTTATATTCTAATAAATTCGCAAAATTTATTACGTTCAATTATGAACAGCTTATAGTTTCCTATAAGAATAGACTATATCACACTTTATTGTTATATAATAAAGTCCTCCTTTTTCGATTTAAGGGGTTCTCACCCACCGCATTAGCTTCGGCCCTACTCCTATTGCCTCTATTTTTATTCCGAGGAGGCTTATTTCAGGATAGTCGTTGAAGTTTATAAAATTATAGATATTTAAAAATGAATCCGCCATGAGACTTATATCTAATTTGTCTGCACACTTTAGAAATTACACTAGCATCTAAACCTAATTGTTTAGCAGCTTCTCTAGCAGAAGGAAACTCTTTTATAAATTGTCCATCTAAAGTATACTATCCAACTCTTTTTGCATTCTAATTAGTTTTAGTTTCATATAAAGCAGCTCTAACATTTTCAGAAAGAGTAATTTTTCTTAGATTATTAAAATCATTATTTAATTTATTTCCATCAATATGGTCTATTACCTCATTTTCTTTAATATTAAAATCATCTGCAAAAACACTATATACTAATTTGTGAATCATAATATCTTTTTTTACACCATTCTAACACAACGTGGCTTTATAATAACCACAAGTTATCACTTGCTATAAAATATTATTTGTTTTGATATTATGTATTCTGCCTTTATTAGAAATTCTATAATTAGAATACTCTGGAATTTCTTTCCATTCTTCACCTATCTAATCGCCATCATATTTAACAAATTTTCTTCGTTCTTTATTGTTCTATGAGTGCCATTTTTTAGTATTTTCAGAATAGCTAACCCATTCTAAATTTGTTACACTATTATTTAATTTATTTC